AATACTTCACCAGCATAATCATATTTTGTTTTATAAACAGGGAATGGAGGTGTAGTTGTAAATGAATTAAATGGATCTACATATTCTCTCATAAGGTATCCTTCAAAACCACAAGGTAATGTATCAACATCAGCTTCAGCATTAACAACAACCATTATATACTTTGAGTTTAATCCGTACTCACCATTAGATGTACCAACTTTTTTTGCAACATATCCAGGTGTATTTGGATCCATTGTACAATTTGTAAATTTTTCAATAACAACAGGATTTGAATCACTATCGTAGTAACTACGTACAGCTACGTCAAATGTTCCATTTGTAAATGATACGTTTAATATTGAAATTTTAATTTCAGTATTAGCCATATTACCATCTGAAATTGATACAAATTTAAATAAACGAGTAACTTTATTACCTTGTAATTGAGAAACAACCCAAGGAGTTTCAGGTGTTTGGAATTTATCTAAATACCAACCTAAACTATCCCCCGTAATTGCATTTTGATTATTCGCAAACGTTTGTCTAGCACCATCAGTTGTTGTTAACTCACATTTGATACCTCTGATATAACCATAGTTATAACCGTGTCCTAACAATGTTGGGTAAATTTCCTCAACAAATAATGGATGTGATGTCTTGTTTTTATCAAAATTAGTAACACCCATAACTTTGTTTATGTAAGTACTATCGGTATTATCTAATGAAACATTAAATGAGAATGGAGCTGAACTATCACTAGTACCTGTTACGGTAAACATTGCATATGGGTTATAGTTAAGTTCATTATAGATTGTTACACCACTTGGATTTGTTTCAGGGGTAGTTATACAGTTAACACCAACTTGATTAGTTTGTGATACTTCATAAACAGGTCCACCGTCTGTGATATTATAGTTACTAACACCTCTACTTCTTAACGTTGAAATGACTAAGTTATCATATTCGGTATAAGATGTACCTGTTAAATAAAAATAATAAAGTTTTGACGCTCCACTAACAACACTATTACCTAAATCTGTCATTTTATCAATTGCCACCCAAAATGACCAACCACTATACGTACCATCATTTGGGGTATCAAATAATGTATTATACCAAATTCTGTTTGTAATTGCACTTAAATCCGCAGTAATACCATTTAAATTATCAACTGTAAATTCATTAACATTTGTTCCTCCTGACATGAGACTCCATCCGTAAGGTCCGGCATTAGGAATAGAACCAAATACTAAATTTTTATTATATAAATTTGTACCGGTATTACCAAAAAATTGGACGGCTTGGTACATATGATATCTTAATTGTTGTTTGATAGTTGTATCATTACCTGATTTAGTAAATGGGACTTCCATTGAGAATGGAATTACGTCCCCGTCTAAAAGTGTGTTGTAATCAACAACAAGTGAAGCCGTACTAGTACCTGTTGTTGCTGTAAATCCAAATTCACCATAACCTAAATTTTGTGGTGAACCACCTGTTCCATCATAACCAACAGTATTTAAATCTACGTTTGCAATAGTTGTGAACGACCAAGAAGGACCCGCATCGTATCCTGAAAGACCAAGAATTCTTGTCACAAATAATTGATTTGATTGTTGTAAATATGATTTAGCAATATACGCTGTTTCATATTTAGGGATTTGAGTGTTTACAAATTTTTCAGGACTTGTTTCCCCAAAATAAGTTGTGAACTCATTGTAATTTGTTATAAAGATAGGTTCAAACGCTGGACCTTTCATTGTTTCTCCAGCCATACCTAATGTTGTCACACCCACGCTTTGAGCTACGAAACTCAATTCTTTTTCCGATGTATACACACCGGGTGACACAAATACTCTATTTGATGTTGCCATTATTAATTTGTTTTTTTTAATTTATTTTATAGATAAATATTCACTTTTTTTCAAAAGTTCGTTATGTTTGTTAAACATTTTTTTATAAAGCAGAAAAAATTCTACCTATTTTCTACCATGTCTCAAAAACAACCAAAAATAAAAAATTTGAAGATTTCGGTTGAATCACACGAAATCTTAAAAAGATATTGTACTAAAAAAGGGATTAAAATTTATAAGTTTGTTGAACAACTTATAATTGATAAGTGTAAAGAAAAACCTGACATTTACGGAGAAAACTAAAGTAAGGTACATTCTACCTCAATGTAAGAATCTTCATTTGGTGTATTTTTGACAATGTCAATTCTAACAACATCAGAATCGTTTACTTGTATCTCACTTAAATTACTACCATAAAATTGATCGTTTATAAAAATATCAAAACTATAAGTATTTTTAGTATTTAAAAATTTAACATCGGCAGTATATCTAAAGGTATAACTATATGAAATAACATTATTTGGATAACTAAAAGTTAAGTTAAACTTTTTAGTATTCTCAGGTTTCTTGATTAGTTTTTGTTTTCTTTTATTTCCTGACTCAACTTCAATTAATTGTAATACTCTTGATATTCCAGGAGATATTTCAAACTCATCTTCATCTATTAAAAATCCTAACATTGTAAATCCGTAACTTTGGATATAATACTTTCTTTTTTCAACTTCCATAACAGATTCATCAGATACATCATTCATTACTATTGGAATATAATGTCCTTTAATGTTTCTATAAGCCTGTCTTGATGCAAATTTTTCCAAAATAATCTGATTGAGTTTATTAAGTTCTCTCATTCTATTACATACAATTTTTACTTGATATGTAATATCAACAGGTACAGGTTGTGGTATCTTATACACATCCATACCTTTTCTTTGTCCATCCCAAGTTGGTACTGACGCATAAAAGTATTGTCTTCTATTAGGAATGTTATATAAAACCGCAGGATTTGTTCCAAACTTAACTTCAGGAATTCTTATTGTTGTTATAAATGGAGGTTCCGCATTTTTATCTAAATTTTGGAAATTCCAAGTTTCAACAAATTGAGACCAATTTTGAGTCGTTACAATAATATCAACCGTAGGTATTACCTTACCTTCAACAACACATTTTAAATCTTCTTTAACGAAATCTAAAAAACCTCTATCAAGATCGGCATGTAATAAAGATTTTGGTAGATAAGTACCATCTTTATTAATCATATCTAACAACTCCTCTCTTCTTTCAAATAGAATTTTTTCAGGAGATAAAGGTAAATTTTTTTTTATTTGTTTAGGAAATGCCATAATTATAATCCTCTAAATTCGTTAGGTCCAACAGGTGACGCCATTATTGTTCTATAAAATGGTTTTGTTCCTGCATAGGTATGTTTATTATCTGATACAACCCTCCCGTCATTATTAACTGTATAATATCTAACTCTACTTTCGGTTTCATAATAACCAATATAATCTCCATGTGAAATATCAATCCCTAATGAATCTAATGTCTTTTGGTATACTGATATTTTAATATTACCCGGTTCAAATTGTTCAATTTTAGATGTCCCCAAATTTTTATTCTCAGGTGCCATTACTTGGACATATGCGTTAAATTGGACTGGAGGTAAAAACTTAATACCGTCACTTAAAGCTTCCCCATATACATCATCAACTTTATTTTTATTACGATCAATACGATATAATACACAGGTAAAATTTAAATCACCTACTAACCACTCTTCACCCATATTTATATCTAAATCAAAGTCTTCTGAACCGAAGAACTTACCTAATCGTGTGATTGGGACTCTTTTTTCCATACTTGATAAATATCTAATAATTAATTATATTTTTAAAAATCTGTCCTATTGAATACTACGAATCTTATAGAACAAAAAGCATTAGAAATTCTTGACACTTACGAAGGGGGTAATAACTATCTTTTATCTTTAAAAACGAAAAAAACAAATAACCCTAAGTTTTACCCAACTAGAAGTCAATCTGAATATATTATCAATTTTCATCAAGTACAACCAAAGGTTGCTAAGAAATGGGTTGATTTAGATTCGTATTTTGCCAAAAAAATGGCGGATGATAAATTATATACCCAAATACCTGAAAAAGTTTATATTGAAAAATTATTAGTTGAAAAAGACACTTCTTACCATATTTGGGGTAAAATATTTAGTGGTGAAACACTACACGATATTTGGTTACCTAAAACAGCAATTATCAAAAACCAAGAAAATGAGATTAAAGAAGTTGATTATTCAAAGTATTCTCATCGTCCTCCATTAAATCATCAAAAAGATGCGATAGAAAAATTGTTAAAAAACAATCGTTTTATTTTGGCTGATGATATGGGATTAGGTAAAACGACTTCAGTGGTTATTTCCGCATTAGAAACCGAAGTTAAAAAAATATTAGTAATATGTCCAGCATCATTAAAGATAAATTGGATGAGGGAATTCCAACTATACACAGATAGAGAGATTTTCATTTGTGAAGGTAAAAAGTATTCTACAGAATCTGATATTGTAATAATGAACTATGATATTGTTAAAAATTTTTACGACACAAAATCACCTGAAACCTCGCCAATAATTCAATCTAACTTTGATTTAATTGTTATTGATGAGGCTCATTACATTTCCAACACAACGGCAATAAGAACAAAGTTAATTAATAGTTTTGCCAAAAAATCAAAACGACTTTGGTTATTATCAGGAACTCCGATGACATCACGTCCTATTAATTATTTTAATTTATTAAGTTTAATTGATAGTCCTGTTGCACAAAATTGGATGGCTTATGTTATCAGATATTGTGAAGGATATCAGTTCAGAGTTGGAGGTAATAAAAAAATATGGAATACAAATGGTGCGTCTAACTTAGAAGAGTTAAGAGATAGAACATCACGACAAGTATTAAGAAGATTAAAAACAGAAGTTTTAGATTTACCTGAAAAAATAATAAATCCTGTTTATCTACGTTTAAAATCAAGAGAGTATGAAGATTTGATGGGGGATTATTATAATTGGTATGAAAGTAAAGATGATTCAACACGATCCTTGACGGTACAATTTACCAAAATAATGAAAGTTAGACAAGTTATTGCGAATGAAAAAGTTGAATCCACTATTGAACTTGCTGAAAATATTTTAGAACAAGGTAAGAAAGTTATTATATTCACAAATTTTACTGAAGTCCTCCAAAGAATACATTCTCATTTTGGTAAAAAATCTGTTTATTTAGATGGAAGTTGTAGTAAAAATAGTCGACAACACTCCATTGACGAATTTCAAAATAATGATAAAATAAAAATATTTGTTGGTAATTTAAAAGCTGCAGGTGCTGGTATTACACTTACTGCATCTGAAGTTGTAATTATGAATGACTTATCTTTTGTTCCTTCAGATCACGCACAGGCTGAAGACAGGGCTTATAGATACGGACAAAAAAACAATGTATTAGTTTATTACCCAATTTTTGAAAATACAATTGAGGGTATCGTTTATGATATTTTATCACATAAGAAAAACATTATTGATGTGGTTATGGGTGATAGTGTTGATAAAACAGACGTAGTTCAAGAAATTATGAGTAGAATTAACTCAAGACAATAATATTTATCATTATGGAAAAATTACAAGAAAAAATTGACTCGGTTTTAAATCAAATCAGAGAAAACGAAATAATGAATGATAAATCTATTGTAACAGAACAATCTAAATCACAATCTTGCTCAAGACAAGAGGCTGAATTATGTAGAATAATGTTTTCAGCAAATCCAAATGTGAAATGGAAGTTCAGAAAAGCAATAGATTCAATACTAAAAAATGTATTATCAGAATATTACTATGAGGTAGATCCAACAGGTAACGAACAAATGCCAGGATTCTATAATATAGAATCTGATGATAGATCGGTTATTAATAAATTAAACACTAATTATTCTTGTTTTTGTATTTTAGTAAAAGATATTAATAAAGTTTTAACGTCCAAACAGGTTAATCCAATTTATTTTTTAGATAAAACACCAAAACAACAAGAAGAAGAAACAATTAGATTGATTAAATATATTGAATTATTTGGTAGTCGTATATTTAATCCTAATTCTGATACGTTTAAAAATTTAATGAGTACTCTAATTAGAACTCATAATTTGGGGGAAAAAAGAGAGAATGATACCCTTGCAAAATTAAAGAAAAAATTTGGTGAAAATAATGTAACCAAAATTGGAGGATTAGGAAGTAAGGAAGATATGGTAGAAGGTATTGATATTACAATTAATATTGATGGTAAAAAATATACCTCACAAGTAAAACCTTTCAGTAAATTAATTTATAATAACGGAACCATAACCGCCATTGAAACTGGAAGTGTTAAAAAATATAACACCGATTGGTTAATTTTTACAAACAACGCATCAACACAAGTTTTTGATAATAAAAATACTAAAATTATTGATGGTAATTATGTTTTTCCTGAATCTGCTTTAATTTATTCTTTATAATGATATTTATAAAGAAAAAAGATGGCAGTAATCGCAGAACCAGAACGTTCAAAACTCTATACTAGAATAAAACATCTTCTTGGTGCTCCAATAAGAAGCGTTGAAATTGAAGATGAAATGATGGATTCTTTATTAGAATTATCCATACAAGATTATTCACAATATGTTCAAGATTGGTTAATTGAATCACAATGGACATCTTTATATAATTTAAATCTTGACACACAATCATTATCTCGGGCGTTTATTTCCAAAAGTTTAGATTGGGAAACTAGGTATACTTACGCATATTCTAAAATTGTTGGATTACAAACAGGTGGGGATTGGGTATTAAAGAAAGATTTTATTAAATTAGTACCAAATCAACAAATATATGAAATTCCTGCAGGTAGAGAAATAAATGAACTTTTATGGTTTACACCGGCAGAACTTAATAATATTTTATTTGATCCTTGGTCTTTTGGTGCTATGGGAGGACCTGGTTTAGGAGGACCTGCAGGATATTCTCAAATGGGTTATTCTGGAAGTTATTTTATGATGCCAGCATTTGATATGTTATTGAGAATGCAAGAGATTAATATCCAAAGAAGAATTATTGCGGGAGATTTAACATATCGTATAACAGCATTACCTGACGGAAAAAAAGCAATTCATTTAATGAATACTCCAGGTGGTAGATTTGATTTTGGTAATTCTACTTTAGCAAGAGGACAAGTTTGGTATTGGTATTACGATACTGAAGGTGCCGATAGAGACGCTTGTTTAAAAAACAATCCTGACATTATAAAGTTACCTTCTGATGTACCATTTGATGAAATTGATTGGGTAGATTTGAATAATCCATCACAACAATGGGTTAGAAGATATTTTACAGGTTATGTGAAAGAGACATTAGGGAGAGTTAGAGGAAAATATAGCGGTAATCTTAAAGTACCTGATAGTGAATTAACTATGGATTATACTAGTTTATTAACTGAAGGTAAAGATGAGAAAGAAAAATTAATTACCGAACTAATGGCTAGATTAGAAAGATTACGTCCTGAAAAACAAATGGAAAAAGAGGCTTTACTTGCAGAAAATTTAAACAAACAATTAAAGTTCAGAGCAATGCCTAGACAAATATACGTAATTTAATATGCCAATAATCAAAAGTACACCAATAGATAAAGTAATAAAAGGTAATTTAGTTAGAACTTCAGATCTTGTTGTTAGTAGCGATCCTTTTTATGATACAAATGGAGAGAATTTTTTAATTCTACGAGATATTGAATCTTGTAAAATAAAATTAAATTCGTCTACCACTGATCACATTACAATTAAAGCATTAACAAGAGTATTAATCATTCCTGATATTAATAAAATTGATGAGGAATATGATGAAATTATGATTGATAAAGGTGCGTGTGTTGAATTTTATTTTGGATTTGGTTCTTGGTACATCGTTTCATCGGATGGGTTAAAAGGGTCATAAAATCTTTTCTCCCCACCCTTCTTCAGCTAAGTCATAGATATAGTTAGGATTCATATCTATCCTACCCCAAAACTTTAATTCATCATCTGAAAGGGTTAATAAATCCTCAATACTATCTTGATCACCCAGTTCAAAAGGATGTCCATTAATTAATTCACATTGACTTTTTGTGAATAGTCCTCTTTTATCTGGTGACAAAACTAATAAATCATTTCTAACTTCATCATTAAATACAACTAATAACGGTTCAATTCTTTTATTGAATGTTGTGATTGCACGAGCAATATTATAATCACCTGTCATATCAGGATTCTTTTCAATATCTTCATTGTTTAATCTGTAACAATTTAAAGTTAGAGTATCTCCTTTTTTCTGAACATCACCGTGAGAAGACTTTAATCCATTATTTACATAATATATAACATCACCCAAGTTAACTGCAATACCCTCTTTAATAATCAACTCCATAT